TTTAGCTTCGCTGTATGGATTTATTTTGATGGAGAACGGAGAGGTGGTGCAAAAGCCGCGGGGTGTTGCGTCGGGTGACGCCAATACCATTTTTGATAATTCGCTCGCTCATTTGATGGTGGCATATTATGCGCTTGTGCGAATGCTGCCGAAAGAGTGGCGTGTGAAGGAGACTGACGAAATTTATGTGTTGATCCACAGCGCTGTTGAAATGGCTTTTATGGGGGATGATAATCTCGGAGCAGTCGACCGGGAGAAGTTTCCGTGGTTCAGTGAAACCGTTATGGAGGAAGCGTATAATGATTTCGGAATTCTTTTGAAGCGTGTTTCTGCGGGAAAAAATTTGTTTGATCGTGAATTTTTGAGTGCAAAATTTACTTTCGTTAATTTTGATGGTTCGTCGCGAATCTGCGCTTTGCATGATCGTGAGAAAATGTTGTGTCAATTGTATTACGGAAACTCTGACATTCATCCGAAAGTTTTGTTGGAACGTTCGCTCGCTATCGAGAAGGTGGCGTGGCCTGATCCCGTGTTGCGGGATTTGTTGCGAACGTTTAATGAGTGGTTCTTTCGTGTGTTCGATAAAACTTTGAGGGCGGAGATGGAGGATATGCCTTCTTTTTCTGCTCTTCAAGCACAACGAATGACACCGCAAGAAATTGGGTTTATACACTGCGGGGCCGGCCTTAAAGAAACAGCCCAAGAAAGTGTGATAAGTGGTGTTGTGTACTCCACTTAAATTTCAGCGTTTTATCGTTCGCGTGTGCGATTGTTTTATTTTAATCTCTGTTTGAGCTGTCGCGTGTGCGTGGTTTGACCGAGGAAGAGTTGCAGAAGTTTTTGTTTTGGTGCAGTTTGATTGACGCATCAGGAAAGTGGAATGAGCCGTGTGAGTGTGAGTTCTGCAGCACAGCTGGCGAAGGACGTGAAAGCTGGAGTCGCTACGCGGGAGGACCTGCGAGCGGCTCGGAAGTTGGAGCGCAAAGCTCGAAAGGAAGTGAAGGCGAAAGCTCCGACCATGAAAGTGATGGCAAAAGCGATGCTTCCGACGACGGGAACGCTGAAGGCGTACCGGAAGGAGTTGAAAGCGGTGAAAGCGTTGACGGCGACGATGAAGAAGCCGTCGAAGGGCTTAATCGCCTCATCCAAATCTGGTTATCCCGGAGTCGCAGACGGGAGTAAGCTTATGTCGAAAGATAAGAAT